TGTGATTCAGCTGTCACTGGCTTCTTTCCCATGCCTCTATGGAACTCTGCTGGACCAGCCCATGTAGATCCAACTGTCTGTGGCTTCAGCTCTTCTGGAAGATCCATAGAGTAGTATTCTATCTCACGTCTAGCTCTGTCCATCTGACGATAGATCTGTGCTCTTCTAGATGGATCGTCTGTTCTCTCTAGCTCGTCGTATAGACTGTCAAGAGTGTCCTGCTGAATTCCGAGATTCTTGATAGCGAGAGCTTGCTTGTCAGAGTTAGCGCTAGCCATAGTTGCAGTTCTGTTTAGTCCAGCAATTCTCTCTGTAGATTCACGGCTGAGACGATTCTGCTCTTCTTGCCACTTTCTCTGTGCTTCCTGAGCTTCCTTCTGTTCCTGTGCTCTCTTTACTGCTTCATCTGCTTGGAAGTCTCTCTGAGCCTGAGCCGCTTCTTTATTGTCTGCATAAGTAGCGTACTTCATGAAGGCGTCAGAGATCGTGTTTCCGATGTTTCTAGCAGCATTGCCATACATCTCGCCTCTCTTGGCGAATGCGTCATACTTTCTCTCGATGTCTCTAGCACGATTCTGAAGAGCGTTCTGAATCATGTTTGCGTACTGAATTTGATCTCTTGTGTAGATTCCCATGATTCACCTCCTAGTATAGGCCAGCGATAGCCTGTCCGTAAGCGACCTGAGCGTTCATCTTGTCTTGCTGAGCCTGCATGATGTCGGACATTCTAGAGTCCTGAGTGTCATAGTAGTTCTGAGCGAGGTTGCCTTGAATACCTAGCTTGTACTGATTGCCTTCACGTAGAGCGTTCAGTCTGTTCTGAGCGTTGCTGATAGCGTCTGTGTACTGCTTGTATGCGAAGTCTCTGTCGTCTCTGTAAGCTTCCTGTGCTGTGTTGTACAGCTCATCTGACTTCTCAGCTACGCCTTTAGCGATGTTGAGTGCAGCACCTGTTCCGCGACCCATTCCAGCTCCTGCAGCTGTATGCTGAAGCTGATCTCTAGTCTGTCCAATGATCTGAGCATAGTACGGATTGACGAAGTCTTCTGCTGACTTGTCATACTGAAAGTCGCTCTCGTCAGCTACATAGTCTTCTGGATTGTAGTTTGCGATAGCTTCTCTGTACTGATTAACGTCAGACCTAGTACCGAGAGATCCTCTCTGATTGTAGTACTGATTGATCTGTGTGATCAGGTTGTTGTACTCTGAATTAGTAATGTTGCCTTGCTGCAACAGCTTAGCAACAGCCTCTTTCTTGGCGTCTGCCTCTCTCTCGGCAGCCTTGTCTGCATAATATCCTTGGATAGCTGCACCACCGATTTGACCCAGTGTACTAGCAGCAGCTCCAGCTATGATTGCGGGGATCACGGTTCTGTCTCCTTTGGTGTCAATTCCACTTCTTCAAAATCAAGATTCCAACGGCGTTCTCGTCAGAAGCGAGCGTTGCAGTTATCTTGCTCTCTTGGACCTTTATAGTCCGGTTCTTGTTCGTTCTCAAAAATCCGTCATATACTTCTGGCAGCTTTATATCTATATCAGCTCCGTTATGAAGATATAGAGTCATCACGTTCTTCACTACAGTTACTACTAGATCCTTCGTAAGAACTTGGCCATACTTTCCCTTCAGAGCTTCGACATTCTCGTTGTTGCTGTCGTATCTGATTATCTTCAAGACGTTGTTTAGAGTCTCTGCCATGTCAGCCTCAGATGAAGTTAGATCCTGGCGTGAACTGAATCTTCAGATTCTCGATAGCCAATGGAATGTTCTCTGTCGTAGAGATCTCCATCGTGAAGTACTTTCCACATCCGAGCTGCCAGATTGTCGTAGAGTAGTCGTACTGTCCTATCTTTCCGAGGTCATAGTCTTCATAGTCGGACCAAGTAGATCCGTCCCAAGAGTATCTGATTGATATTCTCGGATTCAGCTCTAGGTTGTCATAGTGATCGTCGAACGAGTGCTGTCCGTTGTTGACTATCAGCTCAGCAGAGTCGATGAAGAACGGACAGTCGTTGTTAGTCAGAACTCCTCCTCTTCTCATCTTCAAGATGCATCTTCCGTCATGCTCTGTGTACTTGTTCTCGTCCATGTAGCAGAGAACGTTCTTAGCCGAGCAGTAGATCTTTCCATAAGCGAACGTGCAGTGACTGTATCTCCAGAACGTTAGATGATTCTGATCATCATAGCTAGATCTGTAGTGCCATGCATCTTCTGTCAAGTCATAGACGAATGTCTTCTGCGAGTCTTCGAACGTGATCGAGTAGAATACGTGCTGATGCTCTACCCAGATAGAAGAGTATGCGTTGTCTGGATTCTTGAGTTGAGCTATCTCTCTTTCAATGTCCTGTGTGCTGACTCTCTTAAGGTCAGTGTCTCTGATCATGAAGATTCCGTTCTCTCCGATGTCAGACGATCCTAGCCATAGAACGTTGTTTCCTAGCATCGCTAGAGAGTTCGGAGCTTTGATGCCGATGTTTCCAGCAGCGTTGTCTGGAGATGTGAACGGCATGTCTATGTTGTCGTTGAACGAGAAGTTCTGCCAAGATCTCTCGCCGAAAGTGTAGAGATGAGATCCGTTAGAGCACAGAGCTAGAGTATTGTCTGGTGACCATTCTGAATATGTGATGAAGCCATACTTAGCGTACTGGACTGTCCATACTCTGAAGAGGTCATACTTCTCTGGATCATCTGAAGCAGTTCCAGTGATGAACTCTTTGAACGTGTCGTAGTAGTAGTCTTGATTCTCTCCAGCCTTGTACTGCTCTTTCTGCTCGTCAGTTAGTGTCATCCACCATGTGATGAATGCCTTTCTCTTGTTGTAGAACTGAGGATCTTCAGCGTCCTCTATCTCGAAGGGATATTGATATGAAGTGTAGAATGCGTCTGTTCCAGCGTCATTCACGACTAGATAGCCGTAGAGATATGCGCAGTGTGTCGGATTGATGTACTGGTCTGTGCTGTTCACTCGAAGCGGAAGATCAATTCTTCTGAAGTCTGCTTGCTGGTCGCCGATTGACAGACCAGTGTTTACTGCGTAGACATTGAATCCGTCTACGATGATCAGATGAGGATGAGCAGATCCATATCCGCCAGTCTCGCACATGTGGCACTCAGAACCGAATGACTGAATAGTTCCGATATACGATACAGTGTGATTCTCGTCGATGAGATACAAAGTCTTGTCGTAGACAGCGTATAGAACTGGTCTCTCGTCATATCCTCTGCTCACTCGATACATTCCACGGCACTTGCCCTGAATCTCTGCTGCCTGAACTGTTCCATTGATAGTTCTCATTAGCAGATCACACGAGTGCTCAGATGGGTTCTGACGTTCCATATAAAGGTTCACAGACTCGCCGAGACCAACCTTCGCCAGATTGCTCTTAGTGATAGACCCCGCGATGTTCTGTACGAGCTTGACTTGTGACATCAGATACCTCTCTAAAATACGTTTTGACCTACACTATCCATGTTCCACCAGCTAGCTCTTCCTGAGTGAGTCTGTGAGTACACCAGCTATTGTCTTCTCTCTCCAAGAACTTCGTCATAGCTTTCGGAGTTCTCACGTTGTCTACGAGAATCTGAACTTCCCTCTCTAGACGAGACATCTGTGCTTCGTCAAGTCTCGGGAACTGAATTGCAAGCTTGTGAGCAAGTGCAACTATGAGCAGTTCAGTATAGTTGTCAGGAATGAATAGATCAGTGTCAAGATCGAACTCAATACCTTCGTTGAAGTTGATCGTCATCTTCCAGTTTCTATAGTTAGCGATGATGGGCTTAATAGCTACTACCCATTCGCCTTCTGATTTAGGAACTGCCGTGAAGACTCTAGAGTCGTTAGTGTACTGGTCGAACTGAGACCTCGGAACGAACTGAAGATCTATGTTGATCGGAAGTCCGTTCGCTGGATTCGTGACATAGATAGAGCTGATCTTAGCTACGTTTCGAATCTGAATGTGATTCATCATAACGTAGTTCTGCATCTCCTGAACTCTCTGAGTTCCTGCTTCAAAAGCGTTGTGACCTATCCA